AACCTCGCCATACAGGTCTTCGATTTCGTCAGAGAGGGGGAAGTAGTTTGCCATTGTCATTTTTGTCCTTTCGATGTTATCAGTATACAGGGTAGCACCGACACCTAACCTGCGAAGTCCCAGCGAGAGATGTCGAATTCGTGAGTAATTACCCACTTTTCGTCTGACAGTTTGTCTGCACAAGAGTTACAGGCAGCCTGTTCGATTCGGTCTCGCAAGTGCATAACCGAGACGGTAGCAAGTTTTTCGTTTTCGCAGAATTGGCATTCCATAATTTGTCCTTTCGTTTCTCTAATTATAACACCGACCTCCGACACGTTATTCTGGGAAAAATTTTGCTCGCTACGTAAATACTTTGTCCTAACAAAGTCGGTGCGCCCCGATCCGCAAAAATCTTGCGTGGGGAGAGAGATTATTTGCTAGTTTTTGCTAGGCTCACCCTCTCCCCTGCGAGATTAGATTACATAACGCTTGTGAAGTTCCTCTGCGTTACGCCCGATAATGGTTGACCAACCTTTGGGGCTTTCGTCAATTTGGACAGCGTAGGCAACATAAGGCTCATTTTCCTCAATGCCAAACTGCTTGCGGTAGACAGGCTGGACATAGATTGCCTGAACATCCCTGACCTTACCGACATAAGCGTTGTCGTGTGTCTTGATTGTGTATCCGATAAATTCGTTCATTTTGTTTTCCTTTCGTTATGTTTCTATTATACCGTTGACCACCGACATCAAACGGTGGGCTTGTGCCAGAGTTCGATAAGCGTAGCGTAGGCACTCGCACGACCAACACACCACTCACGCAGGTCGGGCATATCCTCATATTTGATAGCCTCTGCCGAGAAATATTCGAATGAGGATTGGAGTGCGGAGAGTGGGATTTGTACGATTTCCATAGTTTGCCTTTCGTTATGTTTACAGTATACAGGCGACCACCGACACCAAACCCCCAAAAACTGGGAAAACGCAATAATATTCTTAAAGACGCAAAAAAGTTGTGGGGGGGCGCAGCCCCTGTGGATAACTTTGGGGGCTAGGTTTATTTGCTGTGGATAACTCACAGGCTCACCCTAGCCCCTGTGGATAACTATGCCGTGATGGAGATGATTTCGAATTCTGAGCGGAACTTAGCAAGGTCACGCCAGTGAACAGCGGAATAAACCTCACGTCCATTCTCAATGTAGTGAACCAAGTAGTAGTCATTCTTTGCCATTTTGCTGTCCTTTTCTGTTGATACTACAATTATAGTGGAGACCACCGACACGAAACTAGAGTTTGATGGTTGCCCATCGTGAGTACCATTGTGCCGATGAAACATACGACATAGGGGTACGAACCCATCCACGGATTCGGAGATTCTGACCGTCATAGTCAACACGCTCAATGTTGTCAATGAGTGTGCCGCTAGGCGTGACGATTCCGCCACCCAAGAGAAGAGATTCGATTCGTGATTCTGAGATTTCAATCATTTTTTGTCCTTTCGATATCTCTATTATACAAGTGAGCACCGACACGAAACCCAGAGAATCTGGGATTCTTCGTAACATTACGTAACAAAGTTATACACAGCCTGTGGATAAGTTGCGCCCCTGGTATGTTAGGACAAACTCCTATCCTTCCCACTCACGCTCAAACTCGTCATTGGGGCAACCACAGAACTCATAGCGTTCGTGGCAGTAGTGGCAGTGGAAGGAGGCATCGAATGTGTTCATAGTCACATTATAACAATGACCACGGACATCAAACCAGGAATTCGGGAATTTTCTTCTTAACTACGTAAAGGAGTTTATCTCATAGATCGGCTGCGCCCCCTGTGGATAACTTGTACACAGCTGTGGATAAGTCGATCTGTCACCTCTCCATTACGCAAGTCCAACAAATTTCTGGGGTATCCATCAGAATGACTACCAAGTTACCGCCACACTCAGAGCAACGCTTTTCCATACCCTGCCTTATCGCTTCATCAGTTGTCGGGTGAGAGTAAGTGCTTCCTCCAAGTCGTGAGAGGTGAACACATCTCCCTGTGCCATTTTCACAAGAGCGTTTAGGCGTAGTGCCTTTTGCTTAGGCGTGAGAGCGTTGATGTTCACATCATCATTTTCGTTGATGTCGATTTCGTTTTCGATTTCCATTTGTTGTCCTTTCGATTAGTTACACAGTAACACAGAGCACCGACACGAAACTATGCCATTAGTTCGTCCATTGTCACGCTGTCGCTGTCATTCTGCTCCACGAAATCGTCATAGCACTCACGACAAAAATCGTTGTCATAGATTGGCTTATCCAGTTCGCATTTCCAGCAGTTCATTTTTATCCTTTGCTTGTTTATGTTTACATTTTAGCAGAGACCACCGACACGAAACAGCCATTTTTGGGGAAAATTGCGTAAAGTACGTAAAGACGCAAGATTATTGCGTGGCGCAGCCTGTGGATAACTTATCAACATACTCCGTTTGGAATATGTCGATCCGTTTTAGTGGACGGTATGCCTGTTACGGCATCTCATTCACACGAGGCTCACGAATCATCTGAGCAGGGACATAGGTAGCAGAGAGAGCAGATACCTTAGCCTGAGCCTGAGCACGGACACAACCTCCGCAAACAGTACCCTTGACGATTATGCTACCCATACGGCTAGTGAGAGGAGAGCCATAGTAGCGTTCTCCGTCAGAGTGGAACATCTGGACATTGGAGGAGTAGCGTGAGCCACTACGACCACAAGTGTCACAGGTAACGATTTCGTTTCTACGAGCGATTATGTTTTCGATGTTAGTCATTTTATTTCTCATTTCTTTTTTCTTTATGTCTTCATTGTAGCACCGACCACGGACACGAAACTACCAAAAAACGCCAAAATGGGAAAATATTGCGTAACTCTTAAAAAGACGCAAGATTATTGCGTAGGGCGGCGCAACCTGTGGATAACTCTGTGGATAGTTGTTTACCTATTGTTCATCTGTTGTTTACCTAAAAGTGCGTTTTTTAGGGGTTATATGTCGGTGGTATCTGATTAGATGTAGTTATAGAAAGAAAACAAAGAAAGGACAGAAAATGTTTGAATACGAAGACTTTAGGGATGAATACTACGGAAACGTTTGTATGGGTTGTGAAAACGATGTCACTTGGTGTGACTGTGACAAAGACAACGACTAAGTTTCGTGTCTGACCTATCCCCTATACTAATAACAACAAACAAAGGACAAAGAATGAACAACACACAACGACTCCGTTACTTGGAACTAATCGCTATCGCTAAGAGTGACACTATGCTCGCTAGTGAGTTCGATGAATTGCTAGGACTCCACAAACTTATCAAGCGATAGGTGGCACTAGTCACCAATTATTAGGTGGCACTAGTCGATCCCCTAGTGTGCTCACTAATTTAGTGCCATCTATTCTTTAGGATCGTGTATCATACACATCTACAAAATTTTCAGATTTTCACAAATCCCAATTTAAAAATTTTTTCAGAAATCGACGGTATCGAAATCTAGCTCTCCACTAAACATTTCCTGATCAACCTTAAATGCATAATAGATAGCAATGAGTCCGATAACAATTGCAGCAATAGGTGCAAAGAGAATTATGAGAAGTGCTGTTTTTGTCACGGTAGATCGTTGTCCTCTAACTGATCCCTAGTAATAAGACCAAAGTTCAATAGACATACGTTAATGATCTTTCTTGATACGTTGATCTCTCTTGAGATTTGACGAGATGTTTTCTTTAGCTCTACAAATTGATGGGTGAGCCAGTCCTTGTGCATATAATTTGTTTCCATATGTCAATTATAGCAGGTGCATCTATGTTTGCAATAGTCATACTCAATTTCGGACGGTAGATCTATCAGCTCTGCTGATGGCGTAGCCGTAAAAACTCTCACCATTTATGCTCAGGACAATAAGCTCTAGCCAACTTTGTCTTCATTCTCATAAAACACTTACATATCTGACACGTTTGTGAATAAGCATTAAACAGTGGACACTCACGGCATATCGCCAAACGATAGGTTTGGAGTTCTTTGGTACTTCGCTCTTCATTGGGGTTTAGCATATCCCACGGCATTACTGGTTTGGGATCATTGGTCATATATCCAGTATATCAGGCTATGGTCCCATTGTGGATGTTTTACATCCTTGTTTGGGGGTGGTTACTCTATTTACCGCCGACGATTTTTACGGCGATTTTTATAAGCGACTATTTAGTTTTTCACCATATGTAGTGGTAATGTCACAATGTCATAACAAAATGTAGTTTATAATAGATATACTATGCCTTGGGAAATTTTTCAAATGATTCTAGGAATTTCAATAAGTATTGCTACTGTTATTACTCTTGTTGCATCAGGAGTTAGATGGTTAACAAAACACTACTTCGATGAAATCAAAAAAGAACTTAAACCTAATAGTGGTTCGTCATTGAAAGATCAAGTAAGCAGAATGGAACAAGACATTTTAGACTTGAAGAATCAAAATCAAAAAGGTGAGGAATATCACGAAAAGCTAGACAATAAGATTGACAGACTAACTGAAATGTTTGTTAGTTACATTAGCAAAAAATAAGTAGCACGAATGTCCTTCGGACTTGATTTGATTTCTATTGGAGAGTTTTCTCTTAGGGGTTGTTTTCTTCTCTCTTATCTGCCCCCCTACCCCCCATATATATAAGATAGCAGCTGTCAAGTACCTTTGTCAAGTTATTTGATAACGATTTGGTAACGACGAACTCTAAACCCAGTGTTTGCTTGATATATATAATTATAACGTTTTGGTAACGTTAAGAATTGTTACGACTTGCATTGTCACAAAAGGTCTGCTATACTGGTGTCTACAACACCTTAACCTATAAGGTGTTTTTCTCTTTATACAAAGAGGAGGAGGTATCTGAAATATGAAAACAAATCCTAGAGTAGTAAAGAGCTTTTTATCAAGTTCTATTGTTTTAACTATTGTGTTTGGACTAACGCTTTGCACCAGTCCAGATGCTACCGCCGAGAATTTAGATCTCAGCATTTCTAGGTCAGTTCTTAACAGAGCTGAAACAAGAGAGATAGTCCAAGCTGCAATGGATGAATATAATGCAGAATATAAAAAAATATATAATCAAGTAGTTCAATCTGAAGCAGATAGAATTGCAGACCCAAACTCAAAACAGTCCAAGTTTGTCAAGTACGCACTTACTTTTGAGGGAACACCATACTGGTACGGAGGATCGACTCCATCTGGTTTTGACTGTTCTGGATTTGTAGGCTATGTACTTAAGAAAGAATTAGGAATTGATGTTAGACACTCAGCATCTTCGCAAATGCAACTTGGTGTACGAGTATCAAGTCCTATCGCTGGAGACTTGGTTGGATGGGGATACGGAAAGTATTTTCATCACATTGGAATCTATATTGGAGACGGTAAGGTTATCGACGCTCTCAATCCATACCGTGACACTTATGTAAGAGACCTAGACACGCTTAATTCGTGGCTTGGTAAACCAACTTTCAGAAGAGTCATTGAGCCACATAGAAAGTTTGATCCAAAACAAATTACTAAACAAATTATGAATAACGAACAGTTTTTCAATTCTGTCTGGTGATCTGATATAATTTAATAGGCTGGCACTCAGAACCGTCTCTCATACCCACCAATCTGAGTGTCAGCCTTTAATTGTGTTATAATTTAGTTATGGCTCTACAAGATTATTTTGGATCTGATCCTGCTCGTATTACGTGGAAGATTGTTCGTGGCGATACATCTTCTATTACTGTCGCTTTTCTTCAAGACGACGAGGTAACTGGATATTCAACATCTGGTTGGGATTTTGTTTCAATCGCATATAATCCTAAAAATGACACAGAGTATGAATTAGAAACATCTGTTTCAAGCAACGTTGTTACTATTACCGCTCCTTCAGATGTTACAGTTGAGTGGGGTACAACTTACGGATCTACCGTCGCAGAATTGCTATTTGATTTACAAGTAGATACTGGAACACAAATTTGGACACCAGTTGTCGGAACCATCACAGTAATTGGTGACGTTGGAGGAAGCCTCTAATGGCTGTAATTAAGATTTCGGATAACAAAACATTGCCACCAGTTATAAAGATTGTTGTTGGCGGAGTTACAACAGTTAGCAAAGTAAAGACAACTCAAGCTGTTTACTAAGTCATTTGTGATACAATTTATGTATGGCTACATATACAAGTTCTAACATTACTGCAACAATTCCTGCTCTTTCAGATTCTGCAAATATCGTTTACGCCTTTGAGCAATATCACAGTAGCGTTGCAGATGATATTGATGACAAAGCACCTAAAGCAAGTCCAACATTTTCTGGTACAGTAACACTTCCAGCAGAAATTTATTTTGGTGCAAACGATAAAATTGAGTTTAATGACACAACAAATACATTTACCCTAACTGCCGATGCAACTACTGGTTCTGGAAATATAAATGTTGCTGCAGTAAACGCAACTGCCAACATTACGACTACTGCAAATGTTGTTGCTAATGGTACTGGAGCATACACATCCTCTACTGTTAATCTTTTTGGGCAAGCATCTGCTGCAGTAAATTCTGGTAGATATTATAGTGAAACTTCAGCATATGACCCAAATACCGCTACAAGTACTGCACGTAGAATTATTATTTCTCAAGCACAGCCAAATGTTGCAAACCTTGCAGTCGGAGATATCTGGATCGATTTTTAGGAGAATAAATGCCTCAATATACGACGACACTAGGTGATGGTCTTTCTGATGGAGGATTCTCCTATATTCTAAGTGTCGGAACTGGTACAGACTTAGTTTCCGACTGGAATCCAACAAATACTGCTCAAAATGGTGCTTTTCTTGCAGATGGTATAACAGCAAACACTACTATGATTGCCTTGGTAACATCGCTAAGGCTTAGGTTCGGTGGGACATACGATGGGTATACTTCTAATGCAGATGGGCGTATTCAGTTAGCAACTGCTACTAGTGGTAGTGGTGGATACACTTCTGGATCATATTTTTCTACATCTGGAACTACCCAAACATATTCTGCAAATGTTGGGTCTGGTTGGAAAATTGATACAGGAACAACATATTATTATGGATTTGATGCTGGTGATTCAAATGATCAAACTGGAAGCGTCCTTCATTTTGCTCGTGACAGTGGCACTGCTGGTTCAACGTGGAAAGATGGGACTGTAAGTCACGATTCTAGAATAAGTGGTGAGGTTGTTCATAGATCAATTCCAAGTGCTCCAGGAACACCAACTGCAACAAGCGTATCAGCATCAACATTAACACTAAACTGGACAATTCCATCCGACGATGGCATACAAGCAAGTGGATCTTCTGCAGCAAATATTAAAGGCTATAGGATTAATTACAAAAAGTCTTCTGTTTCTGCCTGGAGCGTATTGGTAGCAAACACTGGATCAAACACAACATCATATTCTGTATCGGCTTTAGAGCCAAATACTTCATATGATTTTCAAGTTGCTGCACTAAATCAAGTAACAGATGTTTGGAGTAACGGAGACTATTCTCTAATTACATCACCAGTTGGTGTTAGGAGCAGCACTCTTACAGTTTCTACACTAGGTGGAATTTTTAATGTTTATACTGGAAGCGGTCAATTCTCTGATGCGATAGTTAAGGTTTGGAATGGTACAACATTTGTAAATGCAATTACAAAAGTATATAGTCCTGGACACCCAAATGCAGATGGAAATGGATTCGTCATATCTACATAATGTGATATAATTTAAGTACTATGGCTACTAGAAAAACTTATGCTGTTGGCAATCTACCCCCACTTGTAACCTGGACCGTAGTTCGTGGAGATACCGCAGCATTTCGTGTCTATGTAACGGACGATACAAAAGCAGCACTTAATGTTACATCTTGGACAAAATCAATGGAGATTAAGCGTCCAGATGTTGAGCAAACTACTCCAACAATGACAGACGATGCGACGCTAATTACAACTGTCACACCAACCATTACAGGGTCAGACGGTCCTGGAGAGTTTACAGTAAAACTAACTGCTACACAAACAAATCTTCTTGAAACAGGAGACTTATTTGATATTGAAATCAGAGATGCTACAAGAATTTGGACAGTTTGCCAAGGCAGTATGATCGTAGTTGAGGACATTACCAATTCAGGTGAGAGTTAATGGCTAAGGCAGTCATTACAGATATCAAAACTGGATATCTTAGTTCTGTGGTAGCAACCGATTATTCAAACACATCTGTAACTGGAGAAGCACACTCTGCAAAAATAACAGACATTGTTCACGACGCAAAGATTACAAATATAGACTATCCAATTACAACTATTCAGGATATTGTTTATACCGCAAAGCCAATTGATGTTGTTCCATTTTATGTAAAATTTACGAATATAGGAATTGAAGGGTACGGTCCAGGAAACCCTGCCCCAATTGGAATTGCTATTATTGGTGTAAGTAACTACATTTTATAAAAAGATTAATGGTATAATTTAAATACTATGACCAGAGCCAATCTAACTTACATTAAGTCAAGATTTGAAACTGGAGATGTACCCAATGGTGCTGATTATGCTCAATTAATCGATACCCTCGCAGCACAGGCAACAGAGCTTGGAACTGTTGGGAATAACGAAGAGACAATCAATGGCATTGAGAACGCTACAGTTGTTGACAGTTTTACAGCTAGTGAATGGCGTATGGTCAAATACTTGCTTTCTATAAAAGCATCAAGTGCAAATAAATATTTTGCAACTGAACTTACAATCCTTGTTGACGGAACAGACGTAAATGTTAGTCAATATGGGATGGTGGACAATGATGGGGATATTGGAACCGTTAGCGTCTCAAAGACATCTGGAACTGTAAACATTACAGTAACTCCAAATGTCGCAGTAACGCCAGTCACTGTACGATTTGCTCGTATGGGACTTAAGGCATAATAAGGAGAAAAACTATGGCAACCGTAGAAAAAAACTTCCGTATTAAGCAGGGGCTAACTGTTGAGGGTGCTTCAGGTACAATCAATGGCTCCAACATTCTTACAGAAGCATCAACCGAATTCCTTCAAGATACCGTTGGGGCAATGGTCTCAACAAACAACGAAGGCGGTATCGCAGTAACATATGACGATACAAATGGAAAGCTTGACTTTAATGTTGACGACTTTACTATTACTCTTGGCGGAGATCTAAGTGGTAGCGTAACTATTACGAACCTTGCCAGTGGAACACTTACAGCAACAATTGGTGCAAACTCAGTAGCACTTGGTACAGACACAACTGGTGACTATGTTGCTGGTGTTTCAGCAGGTACTGGAATTTCAGTTTCAGGATCTGGTGGAGAGGGATCAACTGTTACAATCACTAACTCTGGTGTTACATCACTAACTGGAACCACAAACGAGATTGAGGTTTCCGCAGGTACTGGATCGGTCACAATTGGTCTTCCAGATAACGTAACAATTGGTAATAATCTTACAGTTACAGGAAATCTTACTGTTAACGGTACGACCACTACACTTAACACAGAAACTCTTGCTGTTGAAGACAACATTGTTGTTCTTAACACAAATGTTACTGGAACACCAACAACTGATGCTGGCATTGAGGTTGAGCGTGGAGACTACACTAACGCAAAGATCTACTGGAATGAAACAGCTAACGCTTGGTATCTTTCAACACCTGGCGACAGTAACGGTGCAGCAACAGAAGCTGTTATTTCAACTGGTGGCTCTGTAAACCTATTTAACACAATCTCAGATGGAAGCAATACTGCAACACCAGATAGTGCAAGCGACACACTTACATTCTCTGGTAGCGGAGCAATTACCGTAACAGTTAATGGAACAACTGACACAGTTACCATTGGAACAAACGCAACCGCAGCCCTTTCTGCTGGCTCAGTTACACTTCCAGATGCATCACTTGGTAGTGCAACAGCAACAGCTTCTGGCTCAACCGTTGATCTTGATACTTGGGCAGTTGCTACATACTCAACAGCAAAATATCTCATTCAGGCAAAGAATGGATCTGGAGATATTGAGGTGACAGAACTTCTTGTTACTGTTGATGGCTCTAACAATGTTTACATTACAGAATATGCAAATATGTTCTCAAATGCATCTCTTGCAGAATTTACCGCTGCATATGCAACTTCAAATGTAACTGTTAGTGCAACATCAACAACTAGCGGTGTTGTGTTTAAAGTTAGCAAAACATATATCGAAGCCTAATTAGTTAGTTGCTGAGTATCATTATCTGGTATAATTTACTAAGGTGATGATACTTGGCGACTACTAATAAAGACTTTAGGATTAAAAATGGTCTTATCGTTGAGGGTGCAAATGCTACGGTAAATGGTAATGAAATTCTTACAAATGCCGCTTCAATTAATGCACTCTCCGATGTAACCATTTCTTCGCCAACTTCTGGTCAAGTTCTTAAATGGAATGGTTCTGCTTGGATTAATGATACAGATGCTACTGGTGCTGGAGGCGGTGGTAATACATTTGAAACTATTTCTGCTAATGGCACATCTGTAGTAGCAGATTCTGCTACAGACACTCTTACAATTACGCCTGGAGACGGCTTTTCTATTACTGGAAATGCTACTTCAGATACTATTACTTTTACCCCCAATGTTGCCAGTGGTTCTGCCAACGGTATTGTAACAACAGGCTCACAAACATTTGCAGGAGAAAAAACATTCTCAAACAATATGATTGCCAGTGCTAATATAACAGCAAACTCTGGATATGTTTCTGCAGATACTTTTAGAATTGATACAACCTATACTGGTGGAACAACGCTACCAGGAGAAATTGCGTGGGATGTTGATGAAGGAACAATTATGTTCCAACTTAAAGATGGAGCAGTAACTCATAGAATTGGTCAACAGCTTGACATTCGTGTAGTTAATAATACTGGATCTACAATTAATGAGGGTGCTGTTGTTTATATTAATGGCTCCTCTGGTCAAGAACCAACTATTGCCCTTGCCAATGCTGCAACCGAAGGTGCATCTGCACAAACAATTGGTATTGTTACACATCAAGGTGGCATTGCTAATGCTGCATCTGGCTATGTTTGTATTGCTGGTATTATGCGTGGAGTTGATGTCGGTGCATATGCTGCTGGAACACCACTATGGCTTTCTGCTACCGCTGGACAATTTACAGACACAAAACCAACTCAGCCAATTAATGGTGTATTCCTTGGCTGGGTAGTAAAAGCAGGTAATGGTGGAAGCATTCTTATTGCTGTTCAGAATGGATACGAGATCGATGAACTACACGATGTTTTAGTAACAGACGTTGCAGCAGACGAGGTTTTGCAAAGAAGTGCAAATAATACTGTTTGGATTAATAGAACTTTTGCAGAGGCAAATATTGCTAATCTTGCAGCAGCTACCGTAACTTTTTCAGGTAACGTTATAGCAACCACTAATGTAAATGCTACAACTTTTAATGGAAATCTTATTGCTACAAATGTAACATCATCTGGAACAATAAGTGCAAATGCAATTACTGTTGCTCAACAAAAAAATGCATTAGTGGCATCTGGATATAATAGTGCTTCTGGAGCATTTGCACAAGCAAGCAGGGTAATTATGACAGCAACAGCAACAGGATCATCTGATCCAACAACAAGACCAGATGGAACATCTTTGCAAGCTGGCGATATATGGATTGACTGGTAGGAGTTTAAATGGCTTCAGTATTAACAACAGTAGGATCGCAAGCCAATAACTCATTTGAGTCGTATGCTTCTGGGTCAGATCTCGTTTCTGCGTATGACCCATATGATGATTATGTGTCTCCATTAACTGGTGCTATTGGCGACTCCAATTCTCGCCCAATTATGTTTAGATATCTTCAGATATATACACATACGTCTAGCTCAGGCTCAATCGATCTTCAAATTGCGACAGGAGATACTGGTTCTGGTGGTGTGCAAAGTGCATCTATTGCTGGTTCTGATGCTGACCCAGACTGGAATGTTACAGATGGATCTTCTTTTGGTCCACTTCAGTATGCAACATTTTCAAAAAATTCATCAAATACAACTCAAAGATTTTATTATGGATATCAAAAAAACAGTGCTTCTACATACTATCCAAATACTGGTGCTTCTCCAGATACTGGCTATAACCCAAATAATATTTATTTAGATGGAACAGTTATTTCAGCTTGGTCTGGTCGTGCTCTTGCTGGACGTATCGGGTGGTATCACGTTCCAGAAGCACCAACATCGGCAACTTTAGTTTCTAGAACAACAACTACTGCAAATACTGGAGCAAGTTCAATTGCTTTTAGATGGACTCATCCAACTGACGACGGAATATCAACATCCCTTTCTTTTGGTGGATTATATGGATACAGAATTGCATATAAGAAAACTGCAGACTCTACTTGGCTTATTTTTGGATCAGATACAACTGGTTCACCCTCTGGATGTGAATATATTCAAGGTACATCAGCATACAATTACACTACTACTCCACCAGTAGCAACGCCATCATCAAGTAATGTATTTACTACAACTGGTGCATTTCAAGATGTAACAGGACTAGACTCAAATACAAATTATGATTTTAAGATTGCAGGTTTAAATCTTGTAACAGATAGACATAATGGTGCAGCAGTTTCAATTGTTACAACATCTCCTACATCTGGCACAAGGGCATATGGCGACTACACAGCAACAGGTGATCACGTAGGAACCAATCTTGATGTTAGTTATAGAACGCTACTTGCTGACCCAACAGTGTCTGGATCTTATACATCTACTGCAAATGTGAACGAAGCATATTCTTCAAATGTTACTTGGACACAACCTGCTGGTGGCGGTGCAGTAAGTTCAGCACTAACATATAATGTTCAGTCTGGATCTTTACCAACAGGACTATCTCTTAATACTTCTACTGGAGCTATTGCAGGAACACCAACAACACCTGGTACATATAACTTTACAATTAGAGCTACAAATGGAGATTCAGGAACTGCAACAACTTCTACCCAAACAATTACGGTTGGAACATTAGCACCAAAAGTTTGGAATGGTTCTGCAATGACAAGAAGTACAATTAAGATTTGGAATGGAACAAACTGGACATCCGCAACGCCACAGGTTAAGGTATGGGACTCAACACTAAATGGCGGTACTGGTGGATGGAAGTATTTGAGTTAGGATAAATAATGAACAATTATAGAATTAAGCTAGACGAAAACAACATCATTGAGGTAGAGGCAAACTCTGTTGATGAAGCAATTGATATTGCAAAAATTCAACTATCTCTGGATGAATTTGTTGGAGATATTGAAGTAATATAAAAAATGAGGGCATTTCTGCCCCCATTAATTATTTCTTTTTACTTTTAGGCTTTGGCTTATCTACCTCAACTTTATCGGCAGTAAGCACCATAGTTGCTGCAAAACTGCCATTAAAGATATATTCACCTGCGTGGACAATCTGTACCCAAGGTGCAGCAAATACCTGCCCACCCATTTCACGCCACTTGCGGCAAAAGTGGTAGTCTTCAGAAAGAAGTACTCCGTCTGGAGTAATGCTAGTAGCAAAATACTCAGTTACCATTTGGCTCTGATCAAATGCACCAGTAGATGTATTAAGCATATATGCTGGACACTCTGGCTTCATCTTTTCAAATACTTCTTTACGAACAAAAAGCATTCCAGTGCCAACTTCAGTAACTTCCACTGGCTCATTGAGCTTAAACGTATTTTCGCCAGGTAGCATATTCATTGCAAAGAATCCAGAATAGTCTGCAAGATTTTCTTTTCCAGCAAGGGCTGCCTTGCGAACATTATCCCAGTTAATGTTCTTCATTGGATAAATTGCACCAATAACATCCTTGCCAGACTCAATCATTTGAATAACATCCATATGATTAAAGCCTTCATCTGCATCAATAAATAGTAGTGCATCAGCACCAGACTTTTCGAACTCATAAACAAGATTGTTACGAGCACGAGTGATTAGGCTTTCGTTGTAGATCTTTGAGAACGATACTTGATACCCTCGTCTTGCAAGCTCAAAAGTAAGAGCCATTAGACCGTCTACATAAACGCCTTTACAGTTTCCCCCATACATTGGGGTAGCAATGTGTAAATGCATTGTCTCTCCATCTGTTAGTTGTAAGAATAGTATACCACGAAACGACAGGTATGATAAAATTAATTAGAGGAAAATATGACAAACAAGTACGCAGACTCCATAATCTTAGATAATCCAATTACAATTTGGGCATTAGATGATACATTGCCACCAGCGTCCGTTGCCGACTTAAGTGGCTCAATTAGTATAGCTGCAAATGGTGCGTCTCTATCAACCTATAGTTCAATATCATCAGATAATGGGTACTATATTTCATCTGATAATACTGCTGCAAATGTTGCTGCAGATAACAGAGGAATACCGCTAGTTTTTGGTGCAAGTAACATTACAAATATTTATCCAGTAAGCAATCTTCCATCAATTATTATTCCTGGATTTGGAATGCTAAATGATGACGGTAAAGATAAAACATATACCCTTGAGTTTTGGGCAAGAATAAAATCTTCTTCGCATTATCCACAAAAAATCGTTGGACCAATTAATTCTGACAATGGTATTTATGTCAATGGTCCATTTATATCTTTAAAAATAGAAGACTTTGTAGGATCTCATTATGTTGGAGACTGGAATAGACCTATGCTTATTCATCTCACTTATAGTCAACTATCTTCGTCACTAATGATAAATGGAGAGTCTGTAATAACTATTAATCACGATAGTACTAATTTTGAACTTCCAGCAAAACTTGATGCAAACAATATTGATCAGGATTGGATAGGATTCTATGCATACTCAAATGTTCCACAAATACAATTAGACTGTATTGCAATTTATTCATATCAGATTTCAGAATTAAAAGCAAAACTTCACTTTGTTAAGGGTCAATCGGTAGAAGTTCCACAAATGAGATTTGGAAACTTCTCAGAGCTGCCAATTGTAGTTGACTATCAAGTATCAAAATATGCAAATAATTATGTGTATCCTGGAAATGGTAGATGGCAAAACGGAATAATTAAAAACTTGTTGACAGATGGAAGAAGCATCTATATGCCAAATTATAGTTTGCCAAAACTAATCCTTGAAAATACAGATCAATCTTTTTTTGAATGGTGTGATTTAAATAATTCTTTAAGTGGACAATCTACAACAAGCACACTGACATCAGGAGACACACTTAATGACGATGTGTTCTTTAGAATTGTTCCAGATAACTCAAATATTAGTACAGTTGAAGCAGGAGAAGATGAAGAAGACTATTATTCTGCTGGGTACTTAGAGTTTGAAAAACTAAGTTTTCTTTCGGAACCAGTAAAAGTAATTTATGGAGTTTATAAACTAAGTGCAACACCAACATCTAACGAGTTGTTGTTTAGAGTTATAAATAAAAATAACGAATACTTTGAAGCAGTTGTCAATTCATCAAATCAAATAGTATACAAATTTGTTTCTGGATCTTCTGCAACAACAATTGATACTATTACAATCACAAATACTTCTGAAAAGTTTTCTGCAGGAATAGATATCGATCAACTACTTATTGCAGAAAATAATATTCAGCTATCATCATTCTTCACAAATCAAGGAGACCTAAAAGTATTTCTTGGTGGATCTTCAGAACTTAACTCTACATCTTCGGCTACAGCAAAAATGTTTAGAGGAAATATTTATAAATTTGGATTTGGCAATAAAGATAATTTAAATAAAATTTATGACTTAGATGAATCATCTGGTGGAGGTGCAGAATTTACAGACGGTATTGTAAGACACAACAGCACCATCCTTCCATCACACTTTGCAACCTACACTCTGGTTGCAGTAAATACTTTTGGAGTATTTGGTTTAGATATAGCAATTGACTCTTATTGGGAAGATTTTGTTCCACTATCACTTCTTGCAAAAAATGTAATAACTAATTCATCTGGAAATATTGCGTATGACTTAGAGTTTATGCAGCTAAACTTTGACCATCCAGCATCAATATCATCGACCAACTCAACAATTAAGTCTTATGTAGAATTTTCAGAAATCGCTACATCGATAGTATCTGAAAATCAGATTACAAAAACATATGAGGCTGTACCATCAAATTCTGTAATATCTCCAAATTCAAGTTGGCTAAACAAAAAATATCAGTTTACAGACAATACCATTGTATATCTACCATCTGGAGGATTTGCAGATTTTAAAGATCTATGCATAAAAATTTCTATTGAAGCAAAAATTCCAGGAATTATTAGAAATCCTGTAAAAATTAAAAAGCTTCAAATAGCATCACAGGCTTATGATTATGCGGATTTGCCAACAGAAATAGGAACAAAATACTTAAGGGATGTTATTCCATACACAAAGCCAAATACAACAGCAATTGTTTATAATGGAACAAATCCTTACACAATTTATAAAGATAGCACCCCATATTTATATTTAAATAATTACAGTGGAATAAAGCTTGTTGGAGATAATGTTGGCTCAACAATTTCTGGAACAACTGTCGAATCAAGGGGTATTAGAATTCCAATCAATGCAACACAAAAAGATTATTACAAAGTAAGTGTTGTTCAATTATCAATGCTTAAAGATTCTGCTTTTACTGCAAATACCGATCTTGAAATATTTAGAATTAAGGACAATGGAAATACATATGTAGTTAGTGCAAATACAACTGCAGGAAATACTACAACAGCTAGGATTAAAGTTCGGACATCTAACGGAACTGCATACACACAATATTCTAATGTAACTATTTTTGTTAATGGCGTAGAAGACACAACAACAAATGGTCTTGCACAAAGCACGGTATTTGGTCACAGTCAGTGGAATATGATTGAGCTATTATTTGATCCAGTGCTTGACTTTAGTAACTCTAGAGATGGCAGCCTTGATATTACAGGTCCATTTATCATTAATAATATCGCAGACTATCAAATTGATCAGGCTAGAGAAGGTCAGTCTATAGTTTATGCACAATGGGGTGCTGGAACATACTCTGTACTTGCAGAAGGCACTTGGACAAATGTTTCAACTGAAATGAGTCCAAATGCCACAACTTGGAGAGACACGCTGACTGGAGAATTGACAGATATTTCAGTATCTTTAGATGTATCGCAAATTCATAATTCGTTCCTTGGCACTGGAAAACTATCCATATTCCAAGATTTTGAAAATTTGCATAAAGTTAATGCAAGTCAGAACAGAACAACGCTATATAGTGACTTAAGATCGTCAATAATTACAGCCACACCGCTATAATATGGTATACTTGTGGTTATGAAACAAGAAGAAATTGATCCAATGGAGCAAGCTCTTGGTAAAGCAAGGCTAACAGTCGTAAAAGAAGAGTTTTCAGACTTTGGAACATATGTCTGGATTAAAGCAAATGGCAAAGCTTTTACAGATGGAAGCGGTAACGTTTTGTCAATTGAATCATATAAGAATGATCACGAACGTGTAAAAAAACTTATAGATGCCGCTGCATATTATGGAGAAGCAGAAGGACACGCAGTTTTTTATCCAAATACTCGTCAAATTTCAGACGAAACTCACTCAGAGCAAATTGACCGTATGAAACAGGGATTTATTCCTAATATGAATGATCTTGGTGCATTGATTGCGGCAAAGAAAGCTTTTGATGCACACGGAGATGATGAATAATGTCAGACCTTGAAAGAATTTTTATTAAGACAGACAAGTTGCCAGAAGAGGACGATCTGTTTAAGAAGCAAGACCCATTCAACAAAAGCTGGGACGATATTAAGTCGTTATCTGGTCTTAATGCAAACTTTAAGCGTCGTGCTTCTCGTCAAGTATCAAAGGCTGATACATCGTCTCCAGCATACGTAGAAAGTTCTCGTTCAGTTAGCTCTGGAATTCTTGGGGCAAGGTCAAAAGAAATCAATCCTGGAACAGTTTATGTAAATGGTTACGGTATGTTTGATGTCATTACTCCACCCTGGAATCTTTACGAACTTGCAAACTACTACGACACATCTTTTGCTAACCACGCCGCCATTGACGCAAAAGTAGAAAACATTGTTGGTCTTGGATACGACTTTCACGTTTCAGAAAGAACAATGGCACGTCTTGAAGACGCTAACGAAGATCAGCGACAGAGAGCACGTAAGCGTATCGAACGTGCAAAGATTGAGTTGCGTGACTGGATGGAAACTCTGAATGACGAAGACTCATTTACTCACACACTTATGAAGGCTTACACAGATTACGAAGCAACTGGAAATGGATACCTTGAAATTGGTCGTACTGTAACAGGAGAGATTGGATACGTTGGTCACATTCCAGCTACGACAATTCGTGTTCGTCGTCTAAAGGATGGCTATGTTCAAATTATTGGAAACAAGACTGTTTACTTCAGAAATTTTGGGGCAACGAATCCAAATCCAATTACTGACGATCCACGACCTAACGAGATTATTCACCTTAAGCAATATTCTCCACTAAATACATATTACGGAATCCCAGACATTATGTCTGCCATTGGTTCGCTTCACGGAGACCAGCTTGCATCACAATATAACATTGACTACTTTGGGAATAAGGCAGTGCCTCGTTATGTTGTAACTCTTAAAGGTGCAAAACTTTCTGAAGATGCCGAAGACAAAATGTTCCGATTCCTTCAGACAGGGCTAAAAGGACAGTCACACCGCACACTCTACATCCCACTTCCTGGAGACTCAGACAGCAACAAGGTTGAGTTTAAGATGGAGCCAATCGAGAATGGCGTACAAGAGGCATCATTTGAAAAGTATCGTATGCGTAACCGTGACGACATTCTTGTTGCCCACCAAGTTCCACTTTCAAAAATTGGTGGTGGGGATGCAGCAAGTATCGCAGCAGCTCTTGCTCAAGACCGCACATTTAAAGAGCAGGTAGCAAGACCACAACAGCGTAATCTTGAAAAAGTTATCAACAAGATTGTTCGTGAGAAGACAGACATTCTTGAGTTCAAGTTTAACGAGTTCACACTTACTGACGAGATTGCACAGTCACAGATTCTTGAACGTTATGTTAAGACACAGATTCTTACACCTAATGAAGCTCGTGAAGAACTTGGTCTTCCACAACGACCAGACGGAGATCAGCCATTTGTAATGACACCACGCCAAGCTACCGATGCTCGTGCAAACCTTGCAGGTAACAGACAGCGTGATGCAGAAAGATCAAACAACCAGTCTGATGGTGAGGCAACCACAACTGGTAGAAATCCACAAGGAGAAGGTAGATCTTCGCAATAATTAGCAAATGTTATAACATTGTAACATTTCGTAAAATATAGTGTATAATTAAAACAGTATGAGTATTCAGAAAGCTAATTGGCATACTGACGGTGATACCGTTCGTATGGATATGCCCTTTTCTAAAGTAGATAAAGAGCGTAGAATTGTATCTGGTTTTGCAACACTAGATAACGTAGACCGTCAGTCAGACATTGTTACTGCTGAGGCTTCTGCAAAAGCTTTCGCAAAATTTCGTGGGAATATTCGTGAAATGCACCAACCCAAGGCGGTAGGTAAAATGGTTGCGTTTAAAGAAGACAAGTACTTTGACCCAGAGACAAAGAAAATGTACAGTGGTGTATACGTTTCTGCATATGTTTCAAAGGGTGCTCAGGATACTTGGGAAAAAGTTCTAGACGGAACCCTATCAGGTTTTTCAATTGGTGGTAAAATGAATAAGTGGGATGATGCCTACGACGAAAAGATGGATTCAACAGTTCGTATTATTAAAGAATACGACCTTTTTGAGTTATCACTCGTAGACACACCTGCAAACCAATTTGCAAATATTCTATCAGTCGAAAAGGTAGACGGAGTGGATGTAATTACAGGAGATGTCGTTCAGACAGAACTTGAAAATGTTTTTTGGGACGATCAAAACGGTATCGTAATGCTCTCAGAAAATGAATCAGAAATTAGTCCAACTAGCGGTCTACCAATGAAGAACATTGGCTTTGTAGAGAAGTCAGATTCCGAAAAGGCTGATATGGTTAAGTTCTTAGTTGATAGTGCTAAAGGCATTAATGTGACTAAGATGAATGAGGAGGTAAGTCCTATGACTGACGAAACAACAGAAGCAGTCGCTGAGGAAGCAGAAGTTGCTACCGAAGCAGAGGTCGCTCCAGAGGCAGAGGTTGCCGAAGAAAGTGTAGAAGAGGTTGCTGTTGAGGCTGAGGAAGCTGTTGAAGCTGATGCAGAAAAAGCAGACACCGTTGAAGCTACAGAAGAAGTAATCTCAAAGTCAGACGAGGTTCTTGTTGATGCAGTTGCTGAAATCAAGGACACTCTTACATCAGCCTTTAGCGATCTAGCTGACACCGTTAAGTCTCTTAATGAGCAGGTATCAGAACTAAAGAAGTCACTTGACTCTGTAAAAAATGAGGTAACAGAGGCAAAGAGTAACTTCGATGAATTTGGAAAGCGTGTCGATGCAGTAGAAGCTGACACAGCCTTCCGCAAGTCTGGCGATCTAGGCGAGATCGTACAGGAAATTCAATCAGAAAAGATTGAAAAATCCCTATGGGGCGGACGTTTCCTCAAAACTGCCGATCTATTTTAAATACACAAAATCACTTAGGAGGTGACAAAATGTCGGAAGAGATTATCAAAAATTATCCAGGTGCAGGAGCCAACGAAGTAAATGGCGAAGGTGCATTCGCATCTGGTGGAATTGGTGGAGTTAGTACTCCTGGTGCAGATACACTAGGAAACATCCCCACCGCAAACTTTGGTGTTACAACTGGACCAAACGCCGTAAATCCTTCGGGTGATGCTGGCAGTGGAATTCTCCGCCCAGAACAGGCTCGTCGTTTTATCGACTACGTTTGGGACGGTACAGTTCTCGCCAAGGATGGTCGCAGAGTCACAATGCGAGCCAACACAATGGAGCTAGAAAAGGTCAATGTTGGTGAGCGTGTTATTCGTGCTGCGAACCAAGCCGACGCTACATACACAAACGCAGGTGCAACCTTTGCCAAGGTTGAACTTACAACAAAGAAACTTCGTCTTGACTGGGAAGTTTCTGCAGAAGCATTGGAAGACAACATCGAAGGTGCAGCCCTTGAGGACCACCTCGTTCGTCTTATGACCAACGCTTTTGCAAATGACATCGAAGACCTTGCTATTAACGGTCACGGTAGTGCAGGAGGAGACTTCCTCAGCATTATGGAAGGATTCGTTCGTAAGGTCCGCTTCGGTGGAGATGCTCACGAGTACTCAGCAACCGTTACAAGCGGTGCTTGGACTCCAGAAGTTCTCCAGGGTGTCATTTCAGCTCTACCACGTAAGTATCGTGCTCTCAAGAACGGTCTCAAGTTCTATGCAAGCACTGACACTTTTGCTGACATCGTTAAGCAGAATGGTACAGCAGCAAACAACATCTGGACCGAGCAGTACCGTAACGCATACCTTGCAGGTACTGACCAGGTTATGGGAGAGGCACGTACAACTCGCGTACTAGGTATTCCAGTTATGGAAGTTCCTTACTACCCAGACAACTACGTTGACCTTACATTCCCTTCAAACCGTATCTGGGGATTCCAGCGTGACATCACAGTAAACCGTGAGTACGTTGCGAAGAAAGACACAATCGAATACACAGTATTCGTTCGTTTCGGACTCCAGTTCGAAGAGGAAGACGCTATCGCTTGGGTTGACAGCGACAGCCAGGATTCATCTTCATAATCTAATGGTTGATCCAAGTTGGGCAGGGGCTTCGGCTCCTGCCCTTCTTTTTAATCTGATATAATTATTGCAGGAGGTTTCAATGTCAAACGAAACAGAAATTGAAGACGTTGCCTCTGTAGATCTACTAGAAGGAGAGGCAGAAGCTCCTGTAGAAGCTGCAGAGATTGTCGAAGAAGAGTCTGCCGAAGAAAGCGTGGTAGATGAAGTTGTTGCAAAAGCAGAGTCAATTGCAGCAGATATTAAAACAAAAACTAAGGGTATGCCAGAAACAGATGGTGACAATGTTATTGGATCATCTAGGACAACAGCCAAAGGTGGCAAAAAGTCTGGCAGAATCGTATCAACAACTAATGGTGCAATTGGATCTGGAGCTGCAGATCGTTCACCAAAAGTAAAAGCTGAGGCAGTGGAAGAGCCAGCCAAGACAGCAGTATTTTCTGAAAAGAATGTGCTAGTTGATGGTCTTGGCAAAATAAATAAGGGTTATAACATCTTCCCTAAAGATGTGGCAACTAAATGGCTAGATAAGTCATTTGTTCGTCTAGCAACTCCAGAAGAAGTTGCGAAGGAGTACGGAATTTAATGGAACTACTAAGGCTATCGCCATATTCTGATGTGGAAGTTGAGTATACAATTCCAGCATCATACACATCTAATGAGGAGTTTACTGCTACCATAACAGATATGGCGGACCTTAGCATTACAATACAGACTGTTACTGAAAATGCTGCATATATCTGGACGATTGAACTACCTGGCACATATGACTCAGATTACAGGGTAGTTATTACAGACGCATCAGACGATGTAGTTCACGATGAAACATACCAAGTACGCAGACCATATGTTGATCCAAATACACTTGCAGAAACTGCAACAGATATTGCAGCAAAAACTCTAAATGAAGAGCTTGCAAGAGCCGTCATCGATTCAGTAATTCCGCAAGGATTTTATTATAAGAAAGTAACACTTGAGACAGTCGGTCTCGGTGCAGACTATCTACCACTTTGGCTAGATGCCAAAAAGATTTTAAAAGTTTACGAAAATAATGTATTGGTTTACGATGCAGCTAATCCAACAGCCTACGAACGTAACTTTGAGATTACAAAAGACAAGACTGCAATTCAGCAAACTTGGACTGGTGCTCTTAATAGATTCGAAGGAGCATCACTAATTCTTCCTGCAGGTAATACAGACTATCTTGACCTAAACACAGGATATTTTGGTACATTCCCAAAGACATTCGATTACAAAATAGTTTTTGAGGCAGGGTATACAGGAGTCCCTGCAGATATTGTTCGTGCGTCTAAGATGCTAATCAACGATATTGAGTGCGGTCAGCTTGACTACTACAAGCGTTACGTAACAGCATACAATACAGACCAGTACAAGCTACAGTTTGATAAGCGAGTATTTGAAGGAACAGGTAATATTCTTGTAGACAAGATACTTTCAAAGTATGCTAAGTCTATTACAAGACTAGGGGTGCTGTAATGGTTTATTGCGAAACTCCAGACATAATGTTCCCAATGTATGCAGATGTTTACTACCCAATTACTGAAAACACAGCTTATGGCAATGTAAAGAAAACTTGGATTTTAGATAAAACAATTGTTTGCTCATTTAATGAGGCTGGAGTTTCTTATAAGGAAGATATCAAGCCAGACCCAGATATAAAAACAGATTTTATTTTGCTTGGACGAGTAAGAAATGATATTCGTGTCGGAGAAGATGGGGCTAGAAATGCTGCAACTAATGTTCTAATTACAAACATTAGAGATCAACTCGGAAATGAAATTTATTTAGAGACATCTGGAATTAGAAATGGCAAGTCTACCCTTTTTGAAATTGCAACACAAGCACCTTTTATCAATCCTTTTGGAACAGTAGAATACTATAAAGTTGTACTCCGTAGATCCGAAAATCAAGGGGTAGACGTTTAGTGATTATAACAACAGACACAAAAACATTCGCATCCTCTATGAATAATATTATGGAGTATGCAGTTGGTTTTATGGATGGTGTACAAAGAGGCAAGCAGCATATTCTCAGAGCAGTCGGAGCCGAAGCAATTAATCTTTTAAAACAATTTATTGACTCAAACGCTAGAACAAATCCAGCAGCATTACATCACGTTTATGAGTGGTATCAGACTGGTAGCCCAAATGCTAGACTATTCGATCTCACATATACCATTTCTAATGTTGGTCTATCTGTTAAATCTACATTCAGACAGTCTACATCTATTAAAGATGGATCGACTGTTCCATTTTATGACAAGGCACGAATTATTGAAAATGGTATTCCAGTAGTTATTAGACCTCGCAGAGCATCAGTTCTTGCATTTGAACAAAATGGCGAGACTGTTTTTACAAAAGGTCCAGTAGTTGTAGACAATCCTGGAGGAACTGAGGCACAAAACGGATTCGAACAAGTATTTGATTCGTTCTTTAATAACTATTTTTCTCAAGCATTTTTAAGAGTAAGTGGTATTATGGATTATCTAGAGAATCCAGAAGTATTTAAGAAAAATCTTAATGCTGGAAAACGTGGAGGAAGATCTCTAGGAGTTGCCACAGGATATTCTTGGGTAGCAAATGTAGGAGTTAAACGATAATGGCAATCTATTACCCACCAATTTTTATAAATAAGTACCTTCAGGAAAAACTTGCAGGTAGCGGATTTGGTGCTGTTCCAATGTACCCAACATACCCAAGTGACTTTAGTATTGCAAACGACTTCACTCTTGACGTACTATCTGGTAGCTCAACAGTAAAATATAATTTTAATGGACAGGCAGCAGTATACGATAGAATGTTTAAAATGCGTCGTAAGGCATTCCCACACATTAAGTGTGAACAACTTCTTTACTATTTTTATGCCCTTACAGAAGATGCTGTTGAAAATTTAATTGAAATGACACAAAAGATTCAAGATCTACTTGACAATGGGGATGAATCTGCACAAGATTTAAATGCCTGGATTGAAGCAAAGGCAGACGGAACTGTTGTTGTAGATGGAGTAACACATAACAAGGTTACTTTTGATGGAAAAGACTTTCTTATGCCATATTTCCACGACTTTAAGATTTATCAACTTGAAGAAACTCGTGACATCATTGATTTTGGAACTGCTCGCACTTATGCAGGTAATAAAATTATTATTGACTACGATTGGCATAGATCAGATTCATTTGCATAAACGCACGGTATAATTGAAATGAGGAAACGCCCCTAATTCTATAAAGAAAAAGAGGTGAAACAAATATGGCATATTCACGCGGTACAGCTGCTAACATCATCGTTGGTGCAGCAGCTCTATTCACATATGAAGATGGTCCTATCGGTCAGAATACAAGTGGTGGTATTACCAACACTCAGGCTGAGATTGACCTTCCCGACTTCCAGACTAACATTTCCTACAAGGAAACTCTTGCAAACGATGCAGACTTCCGCAACGTAGGTTACACAATGAACGGTCTTGAAATCGTATTCCAGCCTGACTTCGGTGAAGTTCAGGTTGACCAGGTTCTTGACGTTGCCAAGCTCTACAAGCAGGGTATGCAGGTAAACCTAAACACAGCATTTGCTGAGGCTACACTTGACAACCTTCTGTTTGCTATTGCTGGTCAGTCTTCAGACCTATCAAGCACATACACCAGTGTTACATCAAACACAGCATTCGGTACACCAACTTACGACGGTGACCGTGTTCTAACCCTTGGTGCAGGAAACATCGGTGAGTGTCCAGTAGAGCGTGGTCTCGTTGCAGTTGGTCCAGGAACAGGAGACTGTGCAGCTGGTTCAAGCATCGAACGCGTTTACGTTGGATACCGTGCTCTTTCAATCGAAAGTGTTACAGTATCAGCAAAGCGTGACGAGCCTACAATGTTCGAAGTCTCATTCAGACTTCTTCCTAACGACAATGCGTCTTACGGAAAGATTGTAGATCGTACACTCGCTTCATAATTTAATACAATCAGAACTGCTCAGGGTTTAGGCTCTGGGCAGTTTTGTTTTTGATACAATAGAGTAATGGCAACAGAAATATATAAAAGTAAAGTGGTTAAAACAATAAATGGAGAGTCTATTTATTTGACACCATTGAAAATAAAGTACCTTCGTCAATTTATGACGGCATTTAAAGATTTATCATATGCCCAAAATGATATGGAGGCAATGACAGTATTGGCAGCCTGTGCAACAATAACTATGCAGCAATACAAGCCAGAAATAAAAACACAAGAAGAGTTTGAAGACATCTTTGATTTAAATACAATCTATGACATTCTTGAAATTGCTGCAGACATTAAGATACGAGAAGATTCTGAAGAAACTGTAAAAGAGCAAGCAGAAGAGGGTGGTCAAAGCTGGGATGATCTAGACTTAGTAAAACTAGAAAGTGAAGTATTTTTGCTAGGAATTTGGAAAGATTTTGAAGAACTTGAGACATCGCTATCTATGCCAGAACTCATTGAAATCTTAAATAGAAAAAGAGATCTTGATTACGAAGAAAAAAGATTTTTAGCAGGAATACAGGGAGTAGATCTGGATAAAGGAAATACAAGCCAAGATCTTTGGGAACAAAAGAAGGCAAAGTTTTTTAGTAACGGTGCGACAGCAGACGGAAATGATGTGGTTGCTTTGCAAGGACCAAATGCTGCAAAGGCTGGTTTTGGAATTGGTATGGGGCTAGACTACGCCAGACTAGACTAATGCTTTGTGATATAATTTAATAAGCCTAACAAGGAGGAAAAATTGGCAACAGAAATTAACGAAGTTACAACTGTAACACTAATCGATGGAACAACAATTGAAGTACGTCCACTCAAGATCTCGCTTCTGCGTGAGTTTATGAAAAAGTTTGAGGGGATTGCAAAGGTTGCAGAAGATAACGACAAGTCTATGAGTCTTCTTATGGAATGTGTCCAGATTGCAATGAAGCAGTACAAGCCTGAAGTAGCAGCAGATCTTGCAGCACTTGAGGATAATCTAGACCTTCCAACAGTCTATAAGATTGTGGAAGCAGCATCAGGGATTAAGCTTTCTGATGTAGCCGCCAATATTATTGGCTAATTTTTAAATAGGAGTGTTGATGAATGGCTGAAGATGTAAATGCTAATATACGCATAGGCGTAGACACATCCGATGCCATTTCATCTGTAAAGGCTCTACAAAGACAAATTGCAATTCTTAATGCCCAGATTTCTTCTGGTAGTAAAACAAGTGCTGCAAATGCTGCAAAACTAAATCAGCAACTTATCGACTCAGTAAATGCTACTGGTCGATTTGCTGCATCGATGACAAATATTAAGTCTTCGACGGAGGCTTTTACTACTGCCCTTGAGAAAAATAAACTTTA